ACCCTCCGCTTCCACTAAATAAAGCACCTAGTTTCATCTGAGATTTCCTTTCACTACTTTTCCATCCTTCTTTTTTAGCCATAATATTCTTTGTCCACAGTTGTAGCAGTGATTTCTATTAGTTTTCTTTATTAAGCTTCCACACTCAGGACATGAATATATACCGGTATTTCTCTTTACAAGTAGCTTTCCTACCTCATATTTGTTAACCAGCCTTGACACCTGCTCAGACATTTTCTCATAGTCTTCAATGATATCCATGGCTACCTGTAAAGCCTCCATATCGTCACGCCATATTCTACTTCCATCTTTTGACATATCCTTTGAATTCTGATATAAGTCTTCAAGTTGTGATATAACTTTCTTGTAGTACTTACTTGTCTTTTTCATCATTTTCCATTCTTTCTTGCCTTTCCAACATATCAATAGCCATATCTAATGCTGTCACTATTTCCATAAATTGCTTAACTTCCTCAGATTGTGTATGTGAATAAGGTAATTGCATATACCTTTGCTTATACTCAAATTTTGCGTACTGTAGTGGTTCAATAATTTTCTTCTTAAAGTCAGTCATTCTTACCTCTCATTTTCTACTGGTGGCTCAATTAGTCCAAGAACCATTAGTGCCATGTTGTACCCTCTGATCTGGTGCTTAAATGGTGACACCTTAATCGGTGGATCCATTAGTGGCACAGGATTTTCATTTACTCTTTCCTTGTCTACCGCTGCCATGATTCTATTAAGTCGCTTTCGCTCAGCTTCTATGCTCACTGGAAGGTTCACAAGGCCAGCTAACTTATTCAGCAACTCAATATCTGCTACTCCATTTAGTGTCTGACTTGCTCTACTCCATTTCATCTTTCCCCAACTTTTTATAATCTGAAACTGAACATTGTCCGCTTCCTTTATAAATATCTGCCCCTCTTTTAATGCCATCTTCAAGGCTTGTCACCTCCCTAAAAGTAATCGTAATAGCATAGTTAAGATGACACTGTTTAGAACAACGCACCCTATTCCTGTGCATATGAAGACAGTCCATATCAGTTTTCGTCTAAGTCTATCTATTACATCAAATCTTCTCTCCAGTCTGATTATTGACTTTCTTAACAGATCTGTTTCTCTTATTAAAATACCATTCTTATTTTCTATTTCTCTGACCAGAATGCTGTATTTGTTCTCCAATTCCTGTAGGGAACTTTCAAGTTGATTCTCATCATCATTTTTCTTTAATGTTGGTATCTCTACCCCTTTAAGCATTGTACTCACCTTCTTATACCTCCTTTATTTATCCACATACTTATCCACTTATTTATCCACATTGAATATCTATTACTTGCTGTTCTGAAACCGATTGACCTTTGGTTGTACCTGTTTTATGCTCCCTAGGCTTCTTGGGTCTGTCATGGAACAGGTTCTCCAAAAGGTTTTGAAGAAATAACTGTTCCCTTTTTGCTCCCTGAGTTTTCTTTGGGTTGCTGTATTAGGTGCCTGCAGTACAAGTCGTTTCAGACTTGTCATCGGTGCTTTATGCCCCCACACATCCGGGCTTCCGATGTTCTCTCACTGTGTGATTGCCTCCGAGCCGTCTTTATTTTACTTGGGCTTGCGCTCCCTATCCCAATTACGACAGTTTTCCATACAGGCTTATATCCCACTGCCGAGACGACTTATTGCATCGGCTCGTCCACACCATCGTTTTTATACTGGTCGAAGCATCCCAGTTTTATTCTCTATTCAGTTTTTGGTATGATGCATACACATCTAATCTGTTTCTTTGTGTTTGGATCCGGAACAGATAAAGTATAATTAATCTTTCCTTTGTCAGTTCCACTTCTTATAAAGCCTTTATCATACAGATGCTTTCTTGCGTATCTTGAGCTGACTCCTTTTAAGGTGCAGTAGCTATTAAACTCTGCTGTAGGTATTCTGTACTCCGATTCAGTCAGCTCCCTATCTCTTATCAGTTCTTTTACAAAGTCCTCTGTATCAATTAAGGCCGTCTGCTTACTTAGTGCTATCCACTCTGAAAGCTCATCAAGACCGCTTATCTCTACCTCTGCTTTGCTAAAGACATCTAGTATCATAGGGATCCTTTCATTTGGAGCTGCTGCCAGTATTTTAGCTATCTGAATAGCTGTTTTTACATCCAGTGTTTCCATATAGCCTCCGACTTAGATTGCCTGCTGTGCCTTGTCCGCACTGTATGGCTCTCCACCTCTTGCTATTTCTCTGTACATGGTCGTTGAGTGTACTCCCATCAGAAGTGCCATCTCATCTATCGTTTTTCCTTCTTTGTACAGAGTTTCAATCTTTTGTCTATCCTCGTAGGTTAGACGCTTATAAGTCTTTCTCTGTCTTACCCTCACCTTATCACCTCCTCATTTTGGGTAAAAAAATAATGCGTCAGAGTTAAACTCCAACACATTATCGTTGTTTTTATATAAAAAAAGATAAATGCGAGCCGAGTTACAACTCTTTTCGCATTTATCTTAGTACTTCACCAATAAAAAGTCAAGCATTAAATGCAAATAATTTAATGCAATACTTCTTTTTGCTATTTTGCACTATTTCTTATTTGTTTTTTATCAAAAATGGACATACCTCCCCTTTCCCCATAAATTTATAATTTTATGCGGTTAGACTTGCAATCTCTATATCAAACATGTATGATGCTGTTCTTCCCTCAAATAACCGTCTTGGATAGTTATTTATCCAGTCCTCAACTTTCTGAATTTCACTTTCAGTCATACTATCAAAGTTTGTGCCTTTCGGTATCTTTCTTCGCACTAATCTATTTTGATTTTCATTGCTTCCTCTCTCAAACGAGCAGTAAGGGTGACAATAAAAAATCATTGTTCTATTTTTTTCAGGGTTAATGCATGATCTCTGCATTCTTTCCCAATCGGCAAATTCCGTTCCATTATCTACAGTTATAGTCTTAAATATCTGATTGAACTTATCTCCCCATTTTGACTCTATTTTATCCAGTTTCTCACACACCTGCTCCGTGGTATGTTCTTTTAGCAGACAAATAATTTCTGCCCTTGTCTTTCTCTCAGTCAGAACTAAAAGGCTATGTTTACTTTCACCTCTCTTACCTATAACGGTATCCATCTCCCAGTGCCCAAACTCTTCTCTTGTCTTTATATCTTCAGGCCTCTTTTCAATACTTACTCCAGCATTGGCTCTTGATTGCGTTTTTACCTTCTTAGTCTTATTTCTTCGAACTCCTTTTACCGGGAGTTCTTTATTTGTAATTCTTAAAAATATACCTTTATCTATGTAACTGTATAATGTCTGCTTACTAATCGTAGTTTTAAAGTGCAATCCCTTTGTTCCAATCTCTAGTAGTGTTGCCTCCGGAGAGTAACCATCATCTGCAATCTTGGTCTCTATGTACTTTGCAAGCTCATGATCGTTTCCTATCTTTAGATCCGGTCCCTTATCTCGCATGTTTGCTCTATATTTTTCTTCTGCAATATCAGGAGAGTATCTTTCTTCTTCTGTAAGATCTGTATTTGTATGTATATATCTCCCTCTGCTAAGCTCTCTATAGACAGTACTTATATGTACTCCTATTTGTCCTGCTATCTCTCTTCTACTAATACCAATTTTTTCCAATGCTTCAATTTTCAACCTATCCGACCTTGTTAATTGTCTGAACCTTCGCATTACATCTCCTCCAATCAGTTATATTATTATGGCCTCTAGTTATAAAAAATCAATACTTTCTTTATGAAATAACCAACAAAGATTCTCTTTAAGCTATGCCAAAAGATTGGTAAATATTCAGCTTATATATAACTTGAAGTTATATCAAGTTCAAGGTAATATACAGACACCTTAAAGGTAAACTAAAAAAACGGAGGTTTAAAAATGAAAGATTTTACAGCTACATACTTTAGAAGGAACAATCAATTAACTAGTGGAGGATATGAAACCACAAGAACTATACAGGCCGGCACTTTAAGGTCCGCTAAAAAGAAAGCACAAGCTATCGCAGATAAATGCTTGTATGGGTCAATGACTCTTATAGATGTAAATCCAAAAAATTAAAAGTATTACAAGTCAAAGTCCTTTCTGGTGGGTGGTTAAACCAGATTTTATATTTCATCTGATATATAGAACTTATTTTGACTCTAAGCCACCATTGTTCGGTCCCAAGTCCGGAATGAAAAAGTGTGAGGGGAGCAAGAATTATGCCGTGTCTGAGTGTTGGTTGACAGGTTTGACTGGTTTTTAATGTGAAAGCCTTAAAAATAGGAGGAGTTATTGGCACTGCCGATTACCTATTGTAACTTGTTGATTTTGTTTCCTGCTTTGCAGAGGAAGGTTAGGTGATGTGTAGTTAGAAACGATGCTTCTACCAATGAGCAGTATCACTGGTCACTCTATCCATTCGAGTGAAATCGAAGGGCGACATGGCTAATTCATTTTTATGAAAGGGTATATTTAAATTATGTTTCAAAAAGACAAATTATTAGGAATAATGCATGCTCATGGTGATAAGTGCAAGGATTTGGCAGAGGCTATCGGCAT